ATTGCGTCCACCACAACGGTTGGTTCGCCCAATTGATTTAGTGACGCGGAATCCAGTTCCACGCCTGTGTCGAAGGTAAAACCACGGGTGACTGTCGCAGTGACCGCCATTATGCTATCTCCCTCCTTGCATTCGCTCCGCCCGCTATCGCTTCCACCGATACGTGGCGGAAGCTGGGTCGCCCTGCCGTCACGTCAATCTCGACATTTGCGGCGTATCCTCTTGCGCGTCCGCTGCCAAAACGAATCAGCTTTTCCTCCTTTGATCCCGAATAATTTTCCGTGTGTACCGTGTTGCTCCGATCCGGGTCTGTTGTGTTTACCTTGATCGTGAACTGATCACCGTTGTTCACCTCGCATCCGAGTTGACCCCTCTTCCAACTTTTTACGTCTATGCTTCCAAGAGTGAATGAGCGGGTCTTGAGCTTGGCGGTTATTGCGGTTGATGTGGTGCTTGCGTTACCTATCGTGCCAGTAATGTCAGTGTCGGCTTCGTCCACAAGATGCCATCCCTTGTCGTTGACTGCAAACAGTCTGCGTCTCTTGGGATCGCTCCCGTGCAACACCGTCACAAAATCGTCGATCACAAACCCAGATGGGAACGTGTCTATGGATGTCCATGCGGTGTTCAATATGTCGTAAACGAATATTTTGTTGTTATCCGTTGAGGAACCTGTGGGGCAGGCTAAAAAATACTTGTTGTCAAATACTATCCCACATGCTTTGTCTGCTGCGGCATAATTGACTTCCTTGAACTGGTCCTGTATTGGACGAGACAATGGTATTGCTTCTCCGCTCACCTTTGAGATTGCCACACCCAAGCCCTTGGCGGGGTCCAGGCCTTGCTGAAGGGTGAATACGCCATCGTCGGACAAGAAGTATATCTGTGGACCACTTGCCGCCACGCTCTTGCGCGCAACACATCCTCTTTGACGAGTAATCTCAAATACCGCTGCGGCGGACGTGACTGCCACGTTGTTGATCAGATGAATGCTGTTGCGAAAAAATACGAGTAGCTGATTCTCCAGGTAGGGAGTGAATCCCACCAAGCGATCTGCGGTTCCTCGATTTATGCGGAACTGCGAGTCAGCGGCAAAAAAGTTGTCCGTATCCAAGACATCCGACATAATTACCGTATATGCGGAATCGCTGGGTTGTGGAACTATTAGCCTATTGGCGAAGAAAACACCAAAGTCCGTGCGTGGGCATTCTATTCTGCCCGCAGTTGGTGATCCGTTGTTCTTGAGATTGAATGTGCTGTCAACCGTGCCGTCACCGTTTGTGTCCGTGAACACTCCATCCCATTCCAATGGATCTTTTCCCGTGCCCCTAAATAAAATTAACTTCTCTAAGGATTGGCAAAAAGATGCGCCATCTGCGGCGGCAACCACTTCGGAACCAGTGTAATCCACGTAAAGTCCCGTGTTGTTACTGTCATTCCAAAGTATTACCTTGTCCTTGGTTGCGGCGGCAATGTACTCGTTGCCCGTTGCGGGGTCCGAGAAGAGAGTGCTACAAAATACTTCGTCAACACCAGAAGAATAGGTTAAGGTGACCGCACCCGCCTTGAACTCAATGCCTTTGCGTACAGATGCCAAGTCACCATCCAGACGCATATTCTCTGACGCTTCGACAAGACCGCCTTCTAGCGTTGTGGGTTCAAGGTAGCTGTCAATACCGCGAAACCCCCGATCTCCCTCTGCCAGAACAGGCTCATCCATCCTACCCATTGGTTTGTACCTTGGCATTACTTTTTCTTAATCTCCTGATAAAGTTTAATACTCATGTAAACGAGCGTTACCAAACCAACCGCTATGCCCAGAAAAGTGTCTATGGTGGACAGGCCAAAGGTGGCGGCCGTTCCGCTCATGCCCACAAATGCAACTCGATCAAACATTATCTTCTTCCTCCTGGTGTGAAGTAAAAGCCAATGATCAAGGGGAGGACGACTGTTGCTTCAAAGAGCGCGATGTGTCCCGTTGTAACGACCAGAGGGGCTTGCTCTGCTGGAAAACTGATAAGCCCGAAAAGAAACTCCCTCTTTCCTTCCCCGGTAATGTTTGTTGTGCTGATGAGTGGAATGCTTGGGTAGATTGTCGTAATACAGGTGATGAAGCTGAGTGTGAACATGCCGATAAGAGCAAGCATCCGACGAGTAGCGCGAGTGAACGCCCCACCTGGTCCATTGTTGAGGTTTTCCTGAAACTTGATCGCAAACTCATTGTTTCGAGCCTCTCTTGCCATCTCGATTTCGAACTTCTGTTGCCTCGAATCTGTGAGCATCCCGAAAAACCCCTTGAGGATGCTACCCATAGCGGCCGAACCGCCGCCCGTAAGAAAAAGTGTAAGAAGCTCAAACATTTCATTTCCCCTCCAGACGATTAAAAATGTTCTTAACGTCCTCGCGTCGATCCTCGGAAAGTTTGGACAGATGTGCAATATCCTTAGATTTTCCCGCATCGTTAATTTCCATCACTCTGACACGCTCTTTCACATCATCCACTTCAACCTTTATGCGCTTGATGAAGAATGCCAAGATTGAGACTGCCACTCCTACTCCTGCAAACATGTAATGTGTGATTTCCATGCTAATCCCCCAATTTGTCGCGCATGCGATCCAATTCCTTTTCCAGATATTTAAGACGCTCAAACTGTTGATAGTCTGAAGTTATTGGCGCATCCTGAAGACTCATCAAGTGATCGACGTCCTTTTTGTGCTGTTGCGTGTATTTTTCCACTGCTTGGAGTCTTGCCGACATATCACCAATCAAGCCGGATTCATGAGAGACCCTGTCTATTGCGTGTTCCACAGTTGCGAGCTTGTTCCAGATAACAGAGTATCCCCAAACCGCAGTGCCGACTCCCGCAATAACCTTTGCCATGAAGGCTAGGTTTGCCTTGACCTGAGTGTTCTCTCCGACCTCTGTAGCCATTAGGGATTAGCTTCTGGATCAGTCCACTCCTCGCCTGCTAGAATCTCAAGCATCTCGGAGTGCGAGTTGGCGGTCTTGCCCTCCAAGAAGCTAGGTGCGTCTCCCTCGAACTTTACAAAGGTCTTAGTACCATCAACCGAAAATCTTAAAGTTTCGGGTGAGGTTTCTAGCACTTGATCAAAATTTACGGAACTAACTTCCGATTTGTCTATAATTACATAATTTCTGCTCATAATTTTAAGTAGGTACTGTGGTTGAAAATGTAGGTCCGTTAATGAGTGTGCCATCGTTACCGCCACTGCCTTGATCGGTTATGGTTGTTCCTGTTCCACCGTCATTATCTCCCATTCGCCACCAATGTATCAAATTAGAAGTGCGGTCAGTGTCGTAAGAAGCGGCTAGGGATAAATCAGTAGGTGCTCCACTATTGTAAATTGCTGTAATATCTGCATCGCTCAAAGTTGCATTCCAAATGGCAACCTCATCCATTAAACCTCCAAAATAATGTGTGTTAAATGGTGCTAATCTACCTATTGAAAAATCATCTCCATTTGTAGAAGACGCTGATCCTGTTGTGCCTGTATTTCTTAGAGATGCGTCAATATAAATTTTGCATGTACCACTAGAGTAGGTTACTGCCACATGGTGCCATGTATTCTCAGAAAGCACTACTGATGTTAAACCTGATATATCCGATCCACTTCCTGCATTTACAACTTGGAATCTAACTTCGTGATTACTTCCTTTATGTAACCGTAAGTGATTATTAGTATCACCACCTGAAGATATAAAACATTGCTTTCCTGAAATTTCACCTGTCCCAAATAAAACCCATAAGGACATACTGAACGCAGTTGCAGAATCTAGATCATTAACATTACCACAATCCATGTAGTCATTCGTACCATCTAAATCCAAAGAGTAGGTATTACCATTCCATGCACCACCGCCACCACCACTAGCGGGTGCGGCAGATATGACCGAAGATCCGAAACTGGGAAGAACAAAGGTCATGAAGCCGTGTCCCCCGCCAAAACGAAAACATTTGCCACGCAACTGATCAGTCCAGTTACCGCATACTGCCCTGCGGTTTTGGTGTGTGATTGGCGATTGTAAAGAGTAGTGCTTGATGCCGAAAAGGTAATCTGCCCCGCACCGTACTGAATGACCGTACAATTGAAGCCCAGACCTAAACCGCTTGGCAAAGTTAGCGTGATCGCAGAGCCGTTGGTGAATTTTATGACCTTGCCGTTGTCGGCGGCAACGAGGGTGTAAGTGGTCCCAGTCTGCTCATTGACCGAAGCGTCAAAACCTGAGATTGCGGTTCCGTCAAAGTTTCCGTCAGTTAGGTCTCCCGCGTCCACAGTAACGGCACCTGTTCGTCCCGCTACCGATTGAACGGGTGAGGCGGCCACAAGGTTTGTTACTGTTATCTTTTTTGTTGTTGGAGTGCCACTGACATCTGTGATGGGCAGGATATCGCTTCCTGCCGGGGTGGCATTTAACTCCGTTAAATTACTGATCTTTACATTGGCCATTTTGTTTTGTCTCCTAATCGAATGCTAAAAATTGTCCTGCCTCTACCTGTAAAAAGGCTCCCGCCTCAGTTTGTATCACACCGTCTATCACGACAGGTGGTACTCCGCTACTTGTGAACGGACGAGGTACGGCAACGTTTAAATCGAGAGTCAGCATCTTACATCTTGTACGCTATTACCGCTCCACTTGTTAAGGTGATGGAAGTAATTCTTCCATAGATTGCCGTATTGGCGGACAATGTCGTTGCATCCTGCCCCGTGCAAATATCCGCAATGTTGTCAATGTTACTTGTAAGACTTGCAAGGACGGTATCCTCAGTTGCCACAATGCAGAAAAAATCTCCTGCGTGTGCGGCAGTATCGTTAATATACTCCCCGCCATTAAGTCCTAATCCTCTGTATTCGTTTGCCATGATTAAATCGGTGTTTGAATTGTTGTTCCGTAGGTGATGAATTGTATAAAGTTTTGCTGACCCTGCTGACGCTCCAACTTGTCGAGTTCTACCGTCAAAAGCGCCTCTGCCTGCTGATAGGCAACCTGTGCCTTGTCAGTCTGGCCG